TTCTGGATAGAGCTGAATACGAACGGGGTTTGGTTATTGAGTGGAGAGACGAGGCGGAATGCGAAGCTTTATTACTGCCGGTCGCAACCCTCCGAAAACAACGCCGCAAGTTACAGCGAGAAGGATATATTTCCTGTCTTCAGAAGCAGCATTATATACAAATTACGGTATCGAAATGGGTAGATCCGCGTCCTGCTCAGGGTGACCATCCAAGGTCACCCTCAGTTTCCAGGGTGACCACTGAAGACCACCCTAAAGCCCAGGGTGACCGTCAGGGTGACCGTCAGGGTGACCACCCAAGGTCACCCTCAGGCGTGCCATATAAGGAAGTATTCATGAAGTCATGTAATCATGAGAAAGGAAAAGAAAGGGCAACTGTCGAGCCGGTGTTTGCGGCGATCGCGGAGGCGTGTGGCTTGGAATTGGGGATGCTGGACCGGTGGACGGCAAGCGACGTGAATTTATTGCGGTCGGACTTGGACTCGGAGGGTTTGGCAGCGGGAGAGCTGGCGGCATTAGTTCTCGAGTTCGGGCACTGGCATTTCGATGTTGATTGGAAGGGGCACAAGGCGACAGTCAAGCGGATGCGGGACAGGTGGCGAGTGTTCAAAGACTGGAAGAAAAAAAATCCAAACGGGAAGGAGACCGAAGATGAACGAATCGCAAGGCTCATCGAAGAAACAGAGAGACGATATCCTAGCAAGGCTCATTAGTCAGAGCAGGGCCGCAAGAGGCTTGGGGGCACTTGACGACAGTGGGTTTGTTCTGATGCTTTCGAGCTGGAGGGAAACGCTTGAGCGAATCCCAACCGGAGACCTCGAAAAATCGTACAAGGCAGCGACTGAAAACGAGGACGGAAAGAAACCCTTCGGAGCCGTGAACATCCTCCGAGCCTGGAAGCAGGCGCAAGGGACCGGGGAGAGATTCAACCGGGGCGCTATCGGTGTTGAGGGCTGTTGCTCTCGAGATGGACTTGTCACGGTCGATGCCACGGGCTCAACGAAGATCTCAGGCGACTACAGAGGGCACACGTACACGAAAGCTTGCCCGACTCATCGAGCTTTTGGGGTGCCTCGGCACCCGGACCCCGATTACCTCCCAGCGCCGGCGATCGGACATCGGGAAGGGATTCGCCAGGCTGAGATCTTTCGGGAACTGAATCCTTCGCATAAGCCGCAAGGTTCAACACGAGTTGGGTTGGGCGGGCTCGCCGCGATCGGGGATTTCGCAAAGAAGATTATGCAAAAGGTCACTGGCCAGAAGCCGCTTTTCGAAGATGACCGTCCCCGCGTGGGGAATTGACGCCCGTGGGAGAATAGGGGCAGGAGGATTGATTACCAACCCCCAACCTCACCCAATCTCCAAAAACCCCGCAGAATCAAAGCTAGCGCGAAGTTTCTTGGCTTTTTGCGTGAAAATAGGTATATTCGCGCCAGGATAAAATTTTCATGGCGCTCCCAGAGTCTCTAAAAGCAACTGCGCTCGCCGCCCTGACCGCCAATGGCGGAAATGTGAGCAAGACTGCGCGGGAAATTGGCGTAAACCGCAGCACGTTGAAAGACTGGGCGAAGGGAATCAAGCTTGCCGGAGCTCTGGAGCTTGTGCCGGCGGCAGAGGGCGCACTCGGCGACATCTGCGAACGCTTGGCGCGGATCTATCTTACCCAGGCTCAGAATCCCGAAGTGGTCAAGGCGACCTCCGGGCCGGCCGCTATGACTTCGGCTGCTATCGCGATCGACAAGATGCGTTTGCTCCGCGGCGAGGAAGCCCAGAATACCCCGACTGCGATTCAGTTCAACGTCGTACAGAATATCCTCATTCAGGCCGGAGCTATTGAGCGATGAACCGATGACCGCCACGCCCCAACTCCCGCAAGAGCAGATCGATGCCCTGCTCAAAATCTACAACGAATTCAAGGATCCGGAAGAATTCATGCCCAACGCGCTCACCGTGCAGGATCGCCAGGGCCTGCTTGTCCCGTTCAACCTGAAAACTGTGCAACGTAGATTCGTCCGCCAGGTGAAAGCGCAGCGGGCACGGGGGCAGCCGGTCCGCCAGCTCGTGGACAAAACCCGGCGAATCGGGATGAGCTACATAATCGCCGGCCTGATCTACCACGCGACCGCGTTTGACGAGGGGCAATCTTCGCTCACGCTGGCCCACGAAAAGAGCGCGGCTGTCCGGCAGTTCACTTACTTCGACAACTTTCAGACCAATTATCGAGTTTGGCTCAACATCGCTCGGCCACCGCTGATGTCGAGGAACGCGAGTGAGGACGCTGGCGCACTACGTTGGCGAAACCGATCAAGCGTTGAGATCGGCACGGCCAATAACGTGAACTTCTCGCGCTCATTCGATTTCAGGTTCCTTCAGCTCGCGGAGTATGCGTATTACCGCAACATTCGTGCGCTGATGACCTCGCTCATCCCGACCGTGCCCGAAGACATCAACACGATGATCTTCAAAGAGTCGACCGCGAACGGTTACAACGAATTTTGGCGCGAGTGGGAAGCGGCGATGGAGGGCAAGAGCGAATACGAAGCTTTCTTTGCCGGCTGTTTCGAGGATGAGCAGAATTGGCGAGCGATTGAATCAGACCCCGAACGATTCGAGCAATCACTTGACGACACCGAATGGATGCTGATCGAGAGACACAACCTGGTGCTTGAGCAAATCAACTGGCGCCGGTTCAAGTTGCGAGAGTTCGAAGGTGACCTCCGGCGCTTTGACCAGGAGTATCCGCATTCGTGGGAAGTGAGCTTCCAATCAAGCGGTCGCCAGCGATTCGACCCCAAGCTTTTCCTTTGGATGAACACGACGGATGACGGAACCCGCGGCGAGCTCGAGACGGACCAAATCAACCGGAAGGATCGGCTTGTATTCAATCCGCGAGCAGACGGTGTGCTCACGATCTGGAAGCGATTCAAGCGAGGTATGAAGCTCATCGGTGGGGCGGATGTGGCTAAGGGCGTCGACGTGATCAACGAGGGGGACGGAACGACTCAGGACCCGGATTACGATGGCGCGTGTATAGGCGACCGAAACACTGGCGAGCAGATTATGGAACTGCATTGCCGGTTGGAACCGACGCCTTACGCAAAATACCTCTACGACCTCGGAGCTTGGGCGCTCCAGGAAACAGGGGACTGGATCTATTGGGTTGTGGAGGTAGAATTCTCCGGAGGGAACGGGCGCGCGGTGTTGACGGAAATGGTTCGCCTCGGCTACCCGCTCTCCCGCCTCTACAAGACCGAGCAGCTTGACGAGACCACGAAGAAGCTCAAGAAAACCCTGGGTTTCGAGATCAGGCCGAATACTCGACCGCTCCTACTCTCAAACTTCGAACGGTACGTAATCGAGCGGGCCATAATCCTACGCTCGAAGCGGACCCACTCCCAGATCAAAACCTTTGTCCGGAAGGGCTCAGGCAAGATCGAGCACGAGGCCGGCGCCCACGATGACAGCTTATTTGGTGCTATGTATTTCGCCTGGGGAATGGAACACGCGCCGGTATTCGTCCCAGAAACAAAGCCTCGGATGTCCGCCTTACCCGATCGCTACGCGCAGGACCGCTTGACGCCAGCGGAGCAAGAGCGTATAAGACGGGAGGCGAGATTAGAGGCGGCGAAGAGGAGGCCGATTCGGTAATGGGAAACCCAAACACCGGCGAAATCTACGAGCTTGGACCAGGAGAAAAACCAAGGGAAGGCGATGTTGCCCTTACCGCTGATCAGGCTGAGCGTCTCAGGGCTCTTAGCGATGAATTACGAAAGGCTGAACTCGGCGAAATGGTGAAGCTTCAGCGCAAGCCAACCATAGCAGAGCTGGAAGCAATCTTAAACCAGCGAGACGTTGATATCCAAATTTCTCCAGACGGCTCGACCGTGACCGCTGGCCCTCTCACTAGCAAACCGCTAACAATGCACGAGAATTTAGGCGGAGAGTACTCAAGATGAGCGAAACCCTTGAAGCGAAACTCGCGGTTTATGTTTTTTGCCCTGGTTGCGGAAACGTGCAAACGCTCGGGCTTGAAAACGACCTGCTGCGTTGCGACGCAACTGGCTGTGAGTACCGCTCAAAGAGTTTCAAGCGTCCCACCGTGAAGCTTGAGCCCGTGGAGGAATAATCTTGAGCGCCGTACCCCTGAATCGCCAAGTCTACGACAAAAACCCTGCTGGCCAAATCACCCGGCATTCGTTCGTGCCGTTCTACAAGTGCCCAAGTTGCCAACTAGAATTTGTTCCGCCTTTGACCCAGGATCACTACAGCAGCTCCCTAGTCGGTATCCGGGATCAATTTGAAGGGTCGCTTACTCCCTGTCCAGACTGTGGCACGATCAGCAGCTATTCAGGGGCCAGCAAGATCGAAATTGAAATGAATAAACCAATCGGTTTCGCAAGATTAAAGGCAAGCGATCCGACCCGATTCCGGGAGATCATCGAAGCCGGCACGGCAAGCCAGAAAGAGTTTTGGCAAAACGGGCACTGGCTTGACAAGGAAAACAAACGCCGACGAATCAAAGCCAGTATCGCCAGGAGAAACGCCCAAAGGAAAACCTCTTGAGCTTCCTCCCCAATCTTCTCAGCAACGTGAAATCCTACTTCACCGGCGGCAACGGCGCCGCGCCGGACCCCGACGACCCGAAAGCTTATTTCCAGAATCAGGAGCAAACCCCCGAGCCTAAGGAAACTCCGCGTCTCTCGACTCAACTGAAATTATCCACCGATGAGCTGAAAGCCCTCGCAATGCACATCGACCGCTGCCGCTACGACGCCAACTCCGATCACCAGGTGCGCCTTGACCGTTGCGCCTGGCAAGAGCGGCAGTGGCGGGAGAAGGTGGGGCTACCTGGAGGCGAGGAAGGCAAATCAAACTTCCTCGTCCAGCTCCTGCTTGCGCTCACCTTCGCGAAACACGCCCGCGAGGTGGAGGCGCTATTCGGCAGCAACCCCACGATCACGGCGACGGAGCGCGCGCCCTCCGGTCAGAAGCTGGCGAAGAAAGCCTCGCTGTGGATGAAGTGGCAGGTGTACGAAAACATGAGGGCGATGAAGCCTATCTCGCTCTGGACTCTGCGCCGACTGAAACACGGGCGATCGTTCGCCTACGTTCCCTGGAGCAAGAAATTTTTCAACAAAACCCACAAGGGAACAAGCGAGCGCGTTGTCTATCACGAGGGGCCAGAGGTACACCCGCTCGGGAATGATGAGATAATCCTCCCCGCGTCCGTCGAGGGAGTGACCGGATTCGATTCCGTTCAAACCGCCGAGTGGGTGATTCGTCGCTACTGGGTTACTCCGGCGGAAATGCTTTTCCAGGAATCAGAACCTGGTGGCCCACAAAACGAAGAGGGGGATTTCTGCCAGGGGGTGTCTGAGGATTGGGATCGAATCCTATGCGCCTCGAAGCAGGGTTATTCCCGCGACTACTCAGGGCAGTGGGGACCATCGAGCTTATTTGAATCCGACCTAGCGGAGGGTGTGGCGAGGGATGAATCCTCGACAGACACGGGGAAAGCGAAGAGAATTGAAATATACGAGTGGCACGGCAAATGGAGGAGATGGGCCGATGACGAGAGCCTTCATAGCGAGCTATCTGAGCAACCGAATTTTTCAGGATCTCAACCCGAGAGTGAATCCCACTCCGAAAGTGGACAGAGGCTGGGTAACGCCGAATCCGCTTTACCTGAAAAACCTGCAGAGAGAAGCGAAGTTGGTGATGCTAGCCGTGAGCCTGGGAGCCACGAAGGAACAACTCCTCCAAATCTACAGCGAGATAGAAATCCACAACGCGGCTCCGACACCTTTTTCGACACCGATGGAATCCGAAAATACAAGCTCGAATCAGACCTGATCGTCCGCTACGCCCCAGCGTTGTACAAGTGCTATGGCGTTCAGGACGCTGCGGAAGTCTACCCCGACACTCCGATCAAACGCCCAATTCTTGAGCTCGCGTTGCTGAACGACGGGCAATACTGGTGTATGGGCCTATTCGAGCTTGCCGAAGAGCTTCAAAAGGAAATGACGGTCCTCGTCAACCGGGCAATCCAGGCCATCACTATGTCGATTGGCCCACCGATCGCGGCATCCCCCGACGTCGGCGAGAACGCCCAGCGCGCTTTCTACGAGCCGTTTCAAATCTTGTGGACCACAAATCCACAAGGCATGCAGGTGATGAACATTCGCCCAAATACCGAGCCCTTCGCTCAACTTTGGGAGCTGTTCAAATCTCTATACGAGCAGCTTACCGGCATCACGAATTTCACCTTCGGCCGATCGATGGACCAGCCCAACGCGCCTCGCACCCTTGGAGGGCAGCGGCTGGTTATGGGCGCCGGCGATGTGCGTCTCGCGCTGGATATGCGGATGCTCGGGGAAGACCTCCGCATCTTCCTCGATTGGGTTTGGGACCTGGGCGCGATGTTCGGGACCGAGCAAACCTTCTTCCGAGTGGCCGAGGGGGACAGCCAGGGGTTATTTGCTCACGGGGAACTGAAAGAGGGATGGGCAGAACTGACCGCGAAGGATCGCCAGGCGCGATACGATTTCAGCCTGAGCTTTGCGGACGAAGCCGCGGTCAAGGAAGCCAAGAAGCAGGAGATGATCGCGCTGGCTCAGGCTCTCTCGCAATCCGTTTGGTTCGCTCAAGACCCGGTCGCTCAGTATAGATTCTCGAAAGATCTGTGTGATGCGTTCGGCAAGGATATCGCCAACTACGCCAGCGAGCCCGCCCCGATGCCGGCGCCGAAGACTCCAGAGCAAGCTTGGATTGCGTTGCTTGAAGGCGAGGAGGTTGTAGTCAACGAAAACGAGGACGACCAGAAGCATATCGCTTTCCTGGAACACGCGATCGAGCAGATGTACATGGCGCCGGAAGAAGATCGCAATATGCCCGCGATGATGAAGGCGATGGACCTGATTAAGGCGCACACCGAGCAGATGCAGCGGAAACAGCAAATGCAGGAGTTCATGGCTGGGATGCAGAATCTGATAGCCGCCGCGACACAGGGACAGCAGGGGACACCGAGCGCGGGAGGGATTCCAGCGGGACCGGCACAAGCGGGAGGGATGGCTCAGTGAGGCAATTCACCATCGCAGTCGATATTTGCCCAAACCTTGCCGACCCAGAGCTCAAAACCTACTGCGGCTATTTGGTAGTCAGCCAAATTATCGGCTTCGAAGAAGCCCGCTGTCTCGACGGCCACAACGAACTCACCCGCGTAATTCTTGTCGGCCCAATCTTCCGGGTCATCAAAGAGCGCCCAGCCGAGTTCAACGAGCGTTTTAATATAAGCTTCTTCACGGATAACCCTTTCGGGGAATAGACCCCCGCCAAAGCCTGTGGCATAATCCGCAGCGTGGCAACCACCAAGAAGCCCGATGTGATTCTTCGAATGCGATATGGCGCCGCTGAGAATCTTCTCCGGCAACTCGAATTTATCGAACAGACCGCTAGATATCGTACACTTGAGCGCTTCGAACTCTCCGCTATAAACTCGTTTATCCAAGAACTGAGCGACTCAATCACTGAGGCCGGAGCGATTGACAGGTCCGTATACAAACCAGTTTCAGAACCGATTCTCCCGCCCGCACTAAAGCGCAAGTTCCAGGTAATACCGTGCGCTTGCTGCGGACACCAAAAATCCATCCACCGGGCAAACGGCCCGTGTCGAAAAACTGATTGCCAATGCAGAAAATATTGCGTGCTCCAGATGGAAACGGCATCATAGGATAATCCCCAAACATGAGTAAGCCAACCAGAGAACCACATCATTTTGACCCTGTAAAAATCACCATCACAACGACACCGCACATTGCAAGGGAGCTAAGAGAGCTAGTTATGACGGGACACTACGGGCACAATATCTCAGAAGCCGCTGAGCGCGTGATCGCACACGTACTTGAGATTGACCCTCCAAAGAAAACCAGATGACCAAAAACCTCTACTTCCGCCGCGTCCGCGCCTCAGCCCCAGAGACTAAATCGCTCCCGATGTCAGAGGTATTGCGGGATATTTTGCTCCCCCACTACTGGCCGGAAGCGAATGGAGACGCCACCTGCGAGCCGATCACGCTCAAGCCTCAGGACGACAAAACCTATCTCAAGGGATTACACGACGGTGGGAGTCCTGGAGCCGGCTTGCTGCTCGGGTTGATTGAAGCTGATGGCGGCGTTGTGATTTGGATTGGAGAGTGAGTGAATGGACAGCTTAGCGCTTATCGTCCTTGCGGCTACGATACTCATAGTTGGAATCGCTGCCGTAGTCTCAAACTGCCGGAGAATGAACGCCATAAAACGAGAAGTGGACGCTCGTAGCAAGGAAGCCGCCAGATGGAGAACCTAGTTGCATTCTTATTGGGCGCATTTCTCGGAATCGCTATTTGCGCAGCAATAGAGGGATGGGAACCGAGACCTAAAGGAAATATATGAAAGCAGAACCAAACCAACCTAGAACCGAAGCCGGCATTCGCGAGCAAACCCTCCGCTCGCTTCCCCGCGCCATCCAGGAATTCGCCGGCCAGATCACCACGATAGGCGACCGGGTTCTGTTGCTCCGTTGCGAATCCACGCTCACCGCCTGGAAGAGCGAAGCCGGCCTTGTGGCCCCCGATATCGCGAAGGAGCGCCCGCAAGAGGCGATCGTCCTCGTGGTAGGCGATGGGCGACGCCTCGACAATGGCGAGCTAGTTCCGTTATTTCTCAAACCGGGGGACCGCGTTGTACACTCGAAGTTTCCGGGGCTGGAGATAAGCTTCCCCGCGATCAGCGATACCCCGTTTATAATCTGCCGGGAAGATGAATGCCTCGCGAGGATCAAATGAGCGGGTGCGCACACCACAATTTCGGGGCCAAGGTGGAAGTGTCACGGATTGAAGACACTAGCCCAATGACCTTCTACGCCGACATCACCGTGCGTTGGTGTTGACTGTGATTTACCCTTCCACTTCGTTGGCGTAAAAGACTTCGGACTCTCACCCCATAACCCCTGTGCGAATGCCGACTCGACCGAATTACGATGTCCGATCGCGCCGGGCCGGGCGGAGTTCATACCCGACAGGTTCAAATACACGGTCAGCTAATGAGCGAAATCGAAATCCACAGCCGCCCACTCCAGGCCGTCGAGCCTGACGACGTAGCTTTTCACGCGCTCGTAAGGAAGTATCTTGAGGGGTGCCTCGCCGACTGCCAGAAGCGACTTGAGACGTGCCAGCCGGATCAGCTTCAAAACCTCCAGGGGCAGATTCAGGCGTTTAAGACGGCACTCGCGGCACCGGACAAGGTTCTCGAACGGCAAGGCCAGGAAGCCTCGCGGCTTGATCTCTCAGACGAAAGGCGGGAACGCGCAAGCGCTTTGGGGACTGCCGAGCTTAGGCGGAGAGGAATCGCTTTATGAGTAGAAACGGCGGCAACCCCGATATCGTCACTGTCCCGTGCCAGCATTGCAAGGCGACGCTGGAGTTGCTGAAACCCTCTAACGTGATCGTGATGAATTCGCTTCGCGCCTCAACGGTGATCGTGCCTCACGCCGAGCCAGTTATCTGCCCTGGCTGCCGTTCGGTTTACCAGATTACGATTGAGCCGCTCACTGAGATTCAGTTTAATCTCAGGTGTTACCAGAAGGCGGAAAACAAGATCGTGCTGCCGCCCGGTGCCGGGATTGTCATGTGATGGAATCAAACCTCCGCCAAATCAAAGTAGAGAAACCAGACGAAGAAGTTATCGCAGCCGCAAAAGAACTACTCCGCAAAGCCGAAGCCGATAAAATCATAGGCTTTGCCGCTTGCACTGTTAACCGCGAAAAGATTGTCTCAAACGGGTTTTTCGGAGATATGCCCCTGAGTGCCCTAGCCTTCTCCGCCAGAGATTTTCAGATTAGAGTTGACGACATGATTCGCGCTGAAAGAATACTGTGATCCCCTCTAACTTCGTCCCCGTCTTTTCGGTCCCCTGCCGCAACTGCCCGCGCCGAATTCCCCTCTCCGTCGCAATCCTCCACGGCTCCGAAGAAGCGGGCTACCTGTGCGAAGTATGCATCGCGAAAGAAGCCGAGGATTTGATTCTGCTTCAGCAGGAGCTGAGCCAGACGAACACAATCAACATCGATTGTCTCGATGAGATGCCGGACGAATGCGCAATGTGTTTGAAGCCGGCGGATGGTGATATGCGTCTCGTCAAAATCGACAACCGCATGGGGCTGATACACGCGGACGGAGCTTGCGAGGCGGATTGGATTCGGAAGAATCGGAAGCTGATCGGGCCGAAGAATGAGTTTAAGTTTAAGCTGAGATGACTCTATTTCGACTCCCTGACAATATCCCAATTTGCTCTCAATACCTCGTTCCGGTAGATTCCGTCGATCTCACGGAAGACGTGTTAAACCGGGACGCTATTATCACCGTACATTGCCACGGCTAGCAGGAAACTATACGAATTCCCCACGGGATACTGGTCGATTCGGACCCCAACGAATGGGACTGGTCTGGTAGATGCTTCCTCCCGAAGAAAAGCCTGCCCGAAAAAACCGCTTGACAACTCCCCCTGTTGGTGAAGTAACATAGCGCCCGTCCAGAGATCAGGCTCAGGTCGCCTCTGGAAAATAAGCCGCGACGCGGTAGATTGAGACGAGGAAATCCCGAAATGGACGACGATAATCAGGAATCCTCCACGGTCGATACAGACCAACAAGACTCCGGCGAAGCTCGCGACGACGAGACAGCCGGTGAAACGCCAACCGTTGACCTCCCGGAAGACCCCGAGGCCCTCAAGGTCTTTGCTCAGCAACAGGCTCAGCAACTGATCGAAGAGCGACGGGCAAAACGAAAGGCCATCAGAAACGCCGAACGAATCGCAGAAACCGAGCGTGAACAGAGGGCCAAAGCGGAATATAACGCGGGCCAGCTCAAGATTCTTGAGCAAGACCGCGCCATAAAACGCTCTGGCGATACTCAACGCGAAGACGCGCCCGATGACGACTTCTCAGCTCTACGCGGATCGGATGTGGTTGACTTTACCGATACGCAAGACACGCCTGAAGAGCAACGTGAAGGGGCCTTGCGACTCGCCAAAGCCTTACGCGAGAGAGGTGGCTTTGTCACCAAGCGGGACCTTGAACGCATTATCAGGGAAAAAGAGCAGCAAATTGCTTCCAAGTCGGCGCGTTACCGTGTGGTTGGCGAACTGTATCCCGACATGAACGTGAAGGATTCCCCATTGCAGGTTGCCGCGTTCGATGAATTCGACCGCATAAAGCAGGATCAACCGAACCTGGACGAAGGCACGGCAATGGAACTGGCAGCGTCGAGAGCTGCCGCAAGGATTGGCTACGTGAGACCAAGCACCAACGGCAAGGACAAGGGCAAAGACACGAACGCTGACCGTCTCCGGACGGCTCAGGGACCAACGGGCAAGAACGAGCCCGCGGGTGCATTTGTCCCAGTCAAGCTCACGGAAGGCCAGATCAGGGAATCGATGAGAATTTCGGGATTGCCTCGCGAGGAAGCGATGAAACTGGCCCAGCGGTCAGAGAACGCACTAGCCAAAGCTAGGCACGAACAGAAGCAGCACGCTCGCACCTAGAATCGTTCGGCACCGGAGAGATTCCGATGCCGGAAACCGAAGAGCGAAAAGGAACCGTTCCAAGCCGCCTACGGGCGGAGTCTAATACAGACGAGACATCGGCCGCTGAAAGCAAGCCGCTACGACCTTCAGAGCTAAAGAAGCTCAAAGCCCAGGGCTACGGCAAGCCTCAAATTGCAAAGCTTTCACCCGATCAGGCCCGCGAGATAATCCAGGCCAAGACTCTCCGACCGGGCTCAGCCGCGGCGAGAAAAGCCAGCCCGAACCCCCTCAACGGCCACACCGCTAGCAGTCCGCTGCCCTCCGTGTACGCCGAAGACGCACCCGCCGGCAATGGAGTTGTGGCCCGCAGCAGCGTGATCGTGAGCGAATACACCGGCCGACTCATCAAAGGCAACGATCCCCTCGACGCGCTTCTGATCGAATATGCCGAAGCGAACCCCGGCAAACGATTCAGGCTCATCAACCCCGATCTTCCAACCGTCGCTGGCCCGCAGTGGGACCCGATCACGGACGACGCCGGCAAGCTCGTAACCGAAGGTGGAATGATTCTCGGCTGGATGCCGGAAGAGGTTTACCAGGACGCCTATGTCAAACCAAATCTCGAGCGATCAGCGAACCAGATGCAGAAGATTAAGAAAGCCGCTCGGGATGTTCTGCAAGAGGACGGCGGCGTGAGAGCGGTAGAGGACGAGGACGCTGGAGTGAGTTTGAGGGACAACGACCCCTATGCGCCGATGCGTCAGGACTCCATACAGGTCAGGCGTTCTGACACCGTGTATTCTTCATAGGACGACATGACGCCAGCTCTTGCCCAGCTTAATAGCCGTGATTGTGCTCCGCTTGCGGTGTTTTCGCCGACCAATCTCCGAAACGGTAACGCCGTCTTTAAGGAGCGTTTTAATTTCAACCACCTCCCCGGTGGTAAGGATAGACTTCCCGTTGTCCTCGCCTATGGCAGGATTGCACCTCGGGAAATCTGGCCCTCCAAAACGAGGCTTCAAGCCGAGCTTGACCGCATGCTCGTAATTCTCTCGGCGAGTCATCCAGGTCAAATTGTCAAGTCGGTTATTCGCTTTGTTTCCGTCGTCGTGGTTTGCCTCGTTCCTCAGTGGATTCGGATCGGGGCCAACAAATGTAACCAGAACCAAGTTATGAATCCCTCGATAAGAGCATCGTCCGTCAAGGTAGAGGCGAACGGAGTGGTAGCCCTTTTTCACGATGGGCTTAAGAATAATCAAGCTAGACCCGTGATTTTTGGGGGCGATAGAACGAATTCTACCAAGATCACTCGCTTCGTAACGAGGAAAAAAGCCAGGAATTGGCCTCCAGTGTTCTTGTTCCATGCGGTGGATAATACCAAGTGGGACGACATTGGTCAAATACCGCTCTACAAGGAGAGTGTCTATGCCTAACCCCAACAATCCCAATGGGTTCCAGTTCGTTACGGTCTTCCGGCCGATGCCGCCGCGCATCCGCAAATTCATCAAAGTAGTAGGCACGACCGTCGCCATATTTCAAAACGACGTAGTGTACGCGGCCGGCGGCGCCTCTGGCGAAACCAAGTCGCCCATAAAGAGCTTCGCCGATGGCGCGACGCCAGGCACGACGCTTCCCGTGGGCGTGGCGCTCGACTTCGGGTCCGCCTCGAAGCGGACTCAGCACCACGTAATCGTGGATTTCGAGTCGGATTTCGTCGCGCAGGATAACGACGGCACGACGGGCATTCTCGGCACCGACCTCAACAAGAATGCCAACGTGGACCCGACCGGAGTCGCCGGAAGCAGTCTGACGGGTTTTTCGGGGAACCAGATCGACAAATCGACCGTGAACGTTTCCGCCTCGCGCGACCTCCTGTTGATTCAACTCTGGCCCGACGTGAACAACGCGTTCGGACCAAACGCGCGAGTGATCTGCCGCTTCAACCGTGAACGCGAGGTTCCCGGATCTGTAGGAATCTAAGCGAGTCTCTGACTAAGGAGAAAGAGTGATGGCTGAACTGAAAATCGTAGGAGCCAGGGTTAGCGCCGTTGCACATCAAGGCCAGATACGGTTTGAGCTAGAAGATGGCACATTCGCGATGGTCGAGTGCGAAATCGAGCCGGCACCTCCACCGCCAGAGCTATCCGTTGTTATCCAGGACGCGGGTGCGCTTCGTTACGGACAGGGAGACGGAAAGCCACAGGTCACTGTCGATGACGCAAGCGATATACTCGGCAAATCTGAGGGCGGCAAGCCGGTCGATGACTCCGGCGACGAAGGCGACGCGCCTGAATTGCTCAAGGGGCCACTGCCGGAAGACTTGCCCGGCAAGAGCGTATTCGACGCCCTTGATCCGCCAGTCCACACTTGGCATCAGCTACGCTCCCTCTTCTCGACGGGTGAGCATATCACCAACATTGGACCTAAAACCCGCGACCAGATAGACGCCATACCGGGAAGCGGCACCGTTGGACTTGGCGGAACCGACAAGAGCGACACCAGCGGGTCGGAAGAAACGACCGAGTAGGAGATAGGCAGAACTTTCTGAAGGAGAACGACTATGCCAATGGATAGAACGCAGTTCCCGCAGCTCTTTGAATTGAGCGTTGACCCCAACGTTCAATCGAGACTGTCGATGCTAGAAGAGCTGACAGACTACGCTTTCGATGAGGCTCCGCCTGAATACGAGGATATATTCCGCGTCTCAGACGGCGACGGGACCGGCGAAAGCGACACGGGCATCGGGCAACTCGGGCTGCCGCAGGAGCAGGACGGGGAATTCGGCGACCTGCATTATGACGTTCAGGGCCGCTGGTTTGCTCAGAACTACGTGTTCACCGATTTCAACCTAGCCTATCTCATCAGCCATCAACTCCAGAGGGACGATAAATGGGGCATGGCGGGAATCAGGGCGAAAGCCTTTGGACGATCATTCCGCCGGCTTCCCGAAGTGATGTGTGCCCGGATGTTCAACGAGGGATTCTCCGCGACGACGCAGCAGGGCATAGCGAACTTAGGCCGACGCTCCCCTGACTCTCAGCCACTATTCTCGACCGCCCATCCCAACCCGGGCCCCGGCGGCGGAACCCAGTCCAACCGGCCGGCCTCTGGCGGCGCCGACTTAGCGCACGCTTCGGTTGAGGCGATGATGGTTCGAATGGGGCTCCGAACAGACGACCGCGGGATGCCGATTCAGGGCCATATGCGCCTGCTATATGGCCCCTGGCAACTCTACCCGCGGATGCTGGAAATCCTGAATTCCCAGATGAGGACCGACACCCTCAACCGAGTCAAGAACGTGCTGCCAAGCGTCTTTCCGGTCACCCCGAAGTACAGCCGATATCTCACCAATGTGCGAGCCTATTTCGGGATCGCCAACAAGGATCAAGTTGGACTCCGGTTCATCTGGAGGGAGCGCCCGTCAAGGGATATGTGGAAAGAGCGAGG